GATGCACTAATCCCATGAACACCACGATGAGGGTAGGTGAGCTAACCACTACCGGCGGGGCTGCGCTGATTCTCGGGTGCTCGCAAAAACGAATTTTAAAGATAGTTACCAATCCCCTTAATAGGTCTTTTCTGCAAGTTATTTGGACTGGCACGATGCGCTACATCAGCCGCGAGGGCTGGCGTCGGCTGGCCAAGGGGCGCCCCAAGGCCCTGGCCGGCTTTGACCCTGACCGGTTGTTTCAGTTGCTGGAGGATCGCGACCTGGCCGAGGATGTTGCCGCTCGCTATCCCCTGCCCCCAGGTTGCCACTCGATTCGCTGCATCGAAACCAGCCAGCGGTGGGACAGTGCCGCAGCAGCTGCCGCTGAGCTGTTCGTCAGTCCGGCGGGGATCAACGACGCGATCCGGGAGCGGCGGCCGGTCACCGTGCTGGGGCTGAGTTTCGAGCGGGTGCGGGGCGGGGCATAATGGAGCCATCCCCACCGGATCGACCAATGCCCCACCACCGGCGACCCTACCAACAGCGCGTGGTTGAAGAGAAGGCCCTAAACGATGCCAGGCTTGAGCGCTTGACCGCGTTCATCGGATCCGACGCTTTCGACAGTGTTCTGCCAGGTGAACAGGCCCGCCTTGAGCGCCAGCGCGGGATCATGCAGGAGCTGTCTCAGGTTCTGGGCGAGAGGATCTCAGCCTTCGAGGCCTAGCCCTCACGGCCGCATGACCCACCCCATCCCCTGCAGCGACTGCGGCGCCCCCGCTGGCGGGCCTCCAGGGCCTCCCACAGGCTGGCAACTGGAGGATGGCCGCATCATGTGCCACGAGTGCTTCACGCTTGATTTCCGGGCTACCGTGAGAGGGCAGCAGCTGAGCAAGACGCTGCGTCACTTTCGCGACACCCACCCATGATCGACCGTGCATTGATTGCCGCCGCTGTGGCGGAGGCTGAGGCGGAGCAGCAACCCCAGCGGCAGCCCGCCAGCCAGGACCTGAGTTATCTGCACCAGGCCTTGCAGGAGGCCACGCGCGACAACCAGCTGGCAGAGGCTCGTCTACGTTGCCTACAACGTGCCTACGGCCCTCGCTGACCCCATCGCCGCTGCCCTGGCGAGGGAGCGGCTCCGGGGCATCGGCGGCAGGTTCTACCGGGGGAGCCTCGATGACCTGATGGCCACCATGCGCAGCCAGCTCCATGGCAAGCAGGTGGACCTGTTCGACGACATCACATCGCCAGAGATCGGCGTGGTGGCCGGCTACGGCTCAGGGAAAACAATCGCCGACGCCTTCAAGGCCATCCAGCTCAGCATCCTCAACCCAGGGTTCACTGGTGCTGTGCTGGAGCCGACCTACGGCATGATCAAGGAGATATGGCTACCGAAGTTCGAAGAAGTGCTTGAAAGGTTAGAGATACCCTATACATTTACATGGGGCCAGAATACTCCCGAACACGTATTACACTTCAAAGACTTTAGCAGCACCGTTGTAGCAAGAAGCTTTACAAACTTCAGGCGGATCGTTGGCCCTGACTGGGCTTGGGCGATCGGCGACGAAGTGGACACGGTGAAAGCTTCAATCTGCCGCAATGCGTATAAGAAAGTCGTCGGGCGGGTTCGCGTTGGCAAGGTGAACCAGAAAATCAACTCATCAACGCCTGAGGGTTTCCAGTGGCACTATGAGATGTACGGCTCAGAGGCTGGCCGGGCTGTCGAGGGTCGGCGGCTGATCAGAATGTCGAGCGACGACAATCCGCACTTGTCGCCAAACTTCTTTGAAGAGATGGAGAAGAACTATACAGAAGAAGAACTAATTGCTTACCGCCATGGGCAATACATCAACCTTGCAACCGGCAGGGTATGGTATAAGTTTACCAGAGAACGCAACGTTAGACCGGTTCAGTACAACGAAAGCGAAACGATAATCCTGGGGGTTGATTTCAACGTCGGCAACACGAACGGCATTGCCATGGTGCGGCGCGGCAGGGAGGCTCACGTGTTCGCCGAGATCAAGGCGCACGACACGGCGCAGCTTGGCGAGGAGATCAGGCGCCGCTGGCCTGACGCCAGGATCCAGGGCTACCCCGACTCCAGCGGCGGGCATCGCTCAACCAACAGCACGAGGACCGATGTTGCGATCCTGCAGGACTTCGGAATCAGCAATATGTCACCAGCTGCCAATCCCCCGGTGCGGGACCGCATCAACACCACAAACGCGATGTTCTGCAATGCCCAAGGCGAGGCGAGGCTGTTCGTTGACCCCAGCTGCAAGGGGCTAATCGACGATCTGGAGCAGCACAGCTACGACGAGAAAGGCGACCCGGACAAGGAAAACGGCAACGATCACAGGACGGACGCTTTCAGCTATCCGATCCACAGGATTTTCGAGATTGGCCGCGCCAAGGCTGGCAAGGCTGTCCGGGGGGTTAGGCTGTACTAGCGCTTCGGCTTGCGGGGCTTCCTGGCCTTCGGCTTCGGCGGCGGCCCGCTGGTGTTCCTCGGGCCTGGCACCAGGTTGTTGCGGCCCGTGCCGCGTCCCCTGGGCGTCACGGGGGCCAGCTGCCGGTCATATATCCGCAGTGCCCTGGCGCCAGCCTTGCTGCCCCGTGCGGCGGCGGCTGCAGCGCGTTGAGCACGGCCACGGATCAGGGCCATCCCTGCATCCCTGGCGGCTGATCCCTGGCTCTTCAGTACATCCCGCGCCACCTTGGCCCTTGCACCCCTTCCCCGCGACTCAGCGATGTTGCGGGCCGCCTCGAACGCGAACCAGCGCCGTGCCTCGCGCATGATCTGCTGTTCCTGCGCAAGGCGGGCACGCGGGAACGGCCGGATGACGCTGCGGGCACCTTTGACCCGATCGGCGGCAGCCTTGGCCACCTTCTCAGAATTGGCCTTCTCCTGCGCCATGAACTGACGCGGGCTGAGGCTGACCTGGCGCTGCGCCTGGAGCTTGGTGCTCAGGGGCCTGATGTTGCTGGCGGCCGGGGCTGCCGCCGCCGGCCCTACCGCTTTTTTGCGGTCTTGCGGGGCTTCTTCGGTGCCGCTGGCGGCGATCCCCCTCCGGCTGGCTTCTTCCCGCCCTTGACCTGCCGCGGCTTGGGCGAGCCGCCTACCAGGTTCTGAATATCCCGCAGCATCCTCGCGTCGGACTGCGCCAGGGTCCGCAGGGTGCCTCGCAGGGTGGACGTCATCGACCCAGGCCGCTGGCTGGCGGGCACGCGAGGGGCAGCTGATGCCGCAGCAGGCCGAGCGGCCGGCATGGCCCTGCTGGTGGGCACGATGGCCCCGCCAGGGGATCGGACGATGGCCCCGCCGCGGGTGGTGGCGGCTGGAGTGGCTGTTTTCTTCGGCTTGGCCGCAGCCTTGCCAGCCGTCGCGGGCTTCTTCTTCTTCGGCTTGGCGGGTTCACCACTTGCCACGGGACGCTTGGGGCCTCCCTTCACCCCACGGGTGTTCTCAAAGCGGGAAACTCGCCCCTTTGCGGCGCCGATCGTGCGGGAATCGCCGTACGGATTGTCTTTCTCTATCCGGAGATTACGTGATAATTCCTTGTATTTAGTCTTCGCTGCGCTTGCTGGCGCCTTCGATGTGCGGGCCGGCTTGGCTGCTGGAGCCGCTGCCGCTGGAGTGGCTTTCTTCGCCATGGGCTTCCGTGCGGGCTTCTCCGCTGGAGCCGCTGCCGCAGGCTTGACGGCCGCCTTCTTCGCCCTTGGCTTGGCGGCGGTCCCGGCTTTCTTCGCCGGCTTCCCCTCCCCCGCCACGGGTCGCTTGGTGCCGCCCTTGACGCCTCTGGTGTTCGTGAATCGAGTTACCGCACCCTTGGCCGCACCGGCTGCCCGTGCGCTGCTCCACATGCTGCCATCGTTAGCGGCTGCCCTTGCCTTTCCGCTCAATTCTTTATACCTAAGTTTCGCCGCGCTTACCGGTGCCTTCGATGTGCGGGCCGCTGCCGTGCTGGCCTTGGTCGCCCTGGTGGTCTTGGTGGCCTTGCTGGCAGACGTCTCCGGTCGCTTGTTGCGCACCGTGCCGGAGGAGGCAAACCGCCCCCTTGCGTCGCGTTTCAGCTGCTTGGCCATGCCTACCCCGGTGATGTTCCTCTAGTTTGCCTAGCGCTTTTTGCGCTTGGGTGGGGCAAACTAGGGGAAACGGTTTGAACGATGGGGCAAGTACCTCCTGGTGTAACGGTCGTGCAAACCGGAGACCTTGGCGCTGAACGCTGGCTACGGTTTCGCCCCGTGGCGGGTGGTGTTTATACCAACCTGACAACTTACGAAAATCTCAAGGTCCAAGATCCCGATATTGTTTATCAACGTCAAGAGCCCCATTGGATCCTGCCCGAAGTGCTGGCGGGTGGCACGCTGGCAATGCGGGCTCAGCGTGAGCTGTTTCTACCACGGTTTCCGCGAGAGCAAAAAACGGATTACGACATACGCTTAGCCGCCGCAGTCTGTCCGCCGTACTATCTACGACTTGAAAGGATGCTTGTTGGCATGTTGACCCGTAAGCCGGTCGTGCTGAGTGATGTTAATGATTTTATGCTTGATCACATGCAGGATATAGATATGATGGGCTCCAATCTTGATGTGTTCTTGCGCAAGGTTGCGCAGCTTGATATTCGCTTCGGACACGTCGGCACCCTGGTGGATATGCCACGGGGTGATGAAGGCGACAACACGCCGGTGACCGAGTTTCTCCGCCCCTACTGGGTTCCGTACAGTGCCAGGCAAATCCTGGGTGGTCGCTATGACATCGTTGGCGGGCAGAAAAAACTTGTGCTCCTGCGGTTGCTTGAAACTCCCATAGTGGCCCATGGCGACTATGGCTACGAGGTTGTGCAACAGGTTCGCGTTCTTCGGCCTGGGTCGTATCAGCTGTTCAGAAAGCAGGAAAGTACGGCTAGCGAATGGAAGGAATTAACGGATGGCGAGACTCCTACATATATCGATGAAATCCCTTTTGCTGTGGCTTATGCTAATCAGATTCAGGATCTGGAATCGCGGCCACCGCTTGAGGATGCTGCGCACCTCAACGCGCAGGCGTACCGATGCCTGTCAGATCAGGATACGATTTTGCGTGTTGCAGCTGTGCCGCGTTACAACCTGTTTGGCGTGCCGGCTGAGGTTGAGGAGGTGGAAAGCGGTCCTAACTCTGCTACAGCTTGGCCTGTTGACGCACGGGCAGAGTTTGCCGAACCGGTCGGAACAAGCTACCAATACAGATTTGAGCAGATTGACAGAATCGAAAAACAAATAGCTGAACTTGGTATGTCTCAGGTTATGGGGCAGAACTACACAAACGCAAGCGCTGAAGCACGTCATATTGACAGATCGCAGGGTGATAGCCCGCTTCAATCTGTCGCCTTGGGACTGCAAAATATGGTAAACGAATGCCTGCGCTATCACGGCTTATTGATGAACACTCAGGATTACGGAAGCTGCGAGATTAACAAGGACTTCGTTGCCGCCCGCCTGGATCCCGCCATTGTTCAGCAAATGATTCAGCTGGAGGCCAATGGCAAAATCACTCAGGAGACGCTGCTGCGGGTCCTGCAAGGCGGCGAGTGGATGCCCGATGGGTTTGACCTGGCCACTGAGATCGAGGACACGGCAAAGGCGCGGGCTCAGGCCCTCGCCGACCGACAGGCTCAGCTTGACGCCAGCTTTGACGGGCTACCATGAAGCGGTTCCCGCACGACCACCGATGGAAGAGTCACAGGCCTACGAAATGATCCACTGCGCTGTCTTTGAAGCCATGGAGCAACGAGACTTTTCGATGATGGCCCTGATCGGCATCATCGAGGTCGTGAAGGCCGAGGCGATGTCCACGATCCTTGAAGACGTGCCCGAGGATGGCGAGGAGGGCGAGGAGGAGGATCTGGCGGCTTAAACTCAGCGCAACCCGCCACGCGCCTGTGTCCGCCGAAACCACACCAGAAACCACGCCGCAGGCCACACCGCCCAACCCGCCAGTCA